TCTTTTAGGTATCGAAATTGACCCCGTATCTCCTAGTTCACTCATTATAATATATTGTATTTAATTGTATTGAATTATTTATCTTGGCTCAAAGCCTTCCATTCCTATTCCACCCATAACATCATTCCCAGATGATTCAAAGTCTTTCGGTGGTGTGCCTCTTTGTCGTTGCTCTATTAGTTCGCTTTGTTGACCCGCTTGCAATTTAGTTCGCTTGTCTTTTCTATCTTCCTTATAGGCTTCCTTCTTGTTTATTACACCATTTTCTAACTCTTTTAGTTCTTTATTAAGTATAAACTCATAATACATAAGTTCTTTCTTTAATTCTTTCTCTCTATCTAGCTCTTGTATTTTAAGTTGAGATTTGATTTGCTCTAACTGACCTTTAGTTTGAGCGATAGCTTGTTCTTTCTGCATTTCAGCAGCAGCCTTTCTTTCAGATGCTTCAGCATTAGCATTTGCTTGTGCTTGAATGTTCTGCATTTGTCTAGCATTATCCTTCTCTTCTTTGATTCTACGTCTAACTTTTAGTAATTGATTTGCTAACTTTAAGTTGTTTACGTTTCTAATGTCGATTGCATCTTCAAGACCTATTTGCTCCTTTTGTAAAGCCATCTGAATATTGCCTTCAAGAATTTGTTTTTCTTCTTCGTCAGGTGCTAGTGATATGTAAATACCGAAGTCGTGGTTATTTAATTCCCGAACCTCTGTTAATGTAGCCACATTGAATTTACCTAGCGAGTTGATAAACGATTCTCTTGTGTTGGAATATTCAAGTATGTCAGATATTCTTAGAGATATACCCTCTGCAATACAAAGAGTAAGGTAAGTTCCTGCATCTACAATGTGTCTTGTAGCTGTATTACTATTTGCTGCGGCTAATTTCTGAACCCCAACAAGTGCATCTTTAGAAGGTGTGCTACCGTCTCTTGCTTCGTTTAATCCCGTTACATCACGAATCATTTGCATATACATATTGTACGATGCAATCAAAGCACTAATCTTCGCGTTACCGCCACTATGATTGATTTCTTGAATTGGTATTTTAGCGTTGTTAAACTCCCCTTCTGCCGTTAAGCTGCTACCAATAACAGAACCCGTTTGAAGGAACATATTAAGAGCTTCTTGAGGGTCATAGCTTGTACCTTCTCCTAAATTCACATTACTAAACCCATCTGCATCTAAGAACACTCCGTCAGGCAGTAACTTAGCTAATACTTGTTGTAGCTTTAAGTGAATAATCTGAATTGAATCAGCAAAACTCATCATCCTTCCAACTAAAGACTCGGCTTGCCCTCTAAACATTCTTGGAGCAACTATTCTTAAAGGAAAGTGAACTTTTGTTATGTCAGACTTAGGCTTCGTCATATTTTCAGCCATTCTCCACTCTAGCATAACGTCATGCCCTACAATCTTTGCCCCTTCGTAAAGCACTTCAATACTCCTAGATACTTTCTCAAATCTTGAGTCTTTGCTCTCTGGAGGGTTAAAACTATCGTCTTTCTTAATATCTTTTAATCCACCTTGAGGAGTTTCCTTTACCTTATATACTTGGTCGCAAAATGTTTTATAGTAGTAACGCATTATATACACATACCCATCTTCTAAGTCAGGCATCCTATCTCTATTGCTACTTCCTAATGTGTTTCCAGAACTTTGACCTTCAATTTCCTCAATATCTTCTAACGAAAGGTGAGGGTAGTTCTTTTTAAGTTCTGATATAGACATCTTGCTAATAACTCCTTGATAGTATATGTCATCAAAGTAAGGTGACTCAGAATAAGAGTAAACCATGTCAGAAGGGTCTACGTATTTAATTACAATACCCTCTGCTGTGTTAAACGTATGCTCGGCTGCTGCTATTCCTAAAACGGTTAAGTCGTAATCCAATCGTCTTTTTAACCAATCGTATTTATTTAAAGCTAATACATTGCTGATAGCTTCTTCTTCTGCAATTTCGATAGACTCCTTGTAATCTAACTGCATATGTAAAGACAAATCGTCTTCCGTTTCAGGGATTTTATCTTTGTCGTTTTGGAACATATTAATTCCCAAATCTCCTTGTATGCTATTAAACAACTCTTTGTTTCTCATATCGGAAATCATACCCTCGATATACGCTGTCCTTTTCTCCATTGACGTAGGGTCTTGGGAGTAGCAAGTAATTTGGTAAGGTCTTTCGGATATGCCGTTTACAACAATATCTACAAACTTCGGAATGATAGGTACTGGTTTCCAATCTAAATTTAGATAAGAGTTGTCTCCGTTAGTAGACATATAGTCTTTGTATTTATCAACAGATTGCTCTCCTCTTGCATAAAGCCGAAGTTCGTTAAAGCTAGTTCTTTGGTTAAAAAACTTATACCCATTGTTTTGCTTTGAAAACCACTCGTTCTCAATAGCCCTACCTACCTGCTTGCCATACTCAGGGCTTTCCTTTACCTCTTGAAGTACAGCGTGACTAGGAAAGTTTGCTGTTGTTGCTACTTGTTTACCAATACCCATTAATTAATTATTTTAGAGCGTGTTCCGTTATTTCTATATTTTTTAAACTTAAAGTCTGCCGTTTTCGTTGTCCGTTCTGTTGCAGGACTGTACTTGTTTTTATTGCAAGCCATTATCGCTAGCCCAGAACTAATGGCAGCATCAAATTTTGTTCGTTTATTAATGTCAAAGCCCGCCCAATCTCTTAACATTCTATTAAATGGTGCTTTGTTTTTACAACCATCTTCATTTACATTGCCTACGTGGCTATCTATAAATGATTCTATTGCGGCTGCGTGTGCTTGTTTAATATCCTCACTGTTGTTAGGTATTCCACCTATCTCTTTCTCTGTGTTAGATAGTTTACTTGACAGCTTGTCAGGTCGATTCATAGAGTAACCTCTATACCCTCTTTTCTTTATGTGATAAAGCAATCTAGCTTTGTTATTTTCCGCTAACATTGGCATCCCATAAAAAACTAATGCCATTAAAACATCTTCAAAAAATATGTCTGCCGTTTGTGGTCTTGCAACGTATTCTAAAAAGAATGTATTTACGGGGTGGTCGTCCATGCTAAACTTCGTTAACCCATGCAAAGCTCCATTAGAACCCCTACCATCTACCGTTCCAGATATATCGTAGCTATCACACCCAAAAGCTCCCATGTGGTCGTTAGCAGGATACTTTATACCGTTTTTAATTACTATCTTATTTTGGTATTCGTAAGGAGGTATCCACGATACTTTAAACCTTCCGTCTTTGTTTGGTGTAAATATTACTCTCGAATCTTTTATGCCATTCTCCCAAGCAAAACTTCCTGTTGTAATTAAGTTGTTATCTTTCTCTGAGCCGTTAAAATCTATTTGCTCGTATATTGCTGCTAAGTTAAATAGGCTATTTTGAGCTTCATCCCTAAATGCGTGTTCTTCCGTTCTTGGATATTGTCTGTAAAATTCGTTTAAAGCATCTTGGTCGTTTTTTAAACCTGCAACTTCAGAGTCCCAAAAATCCACCGCACTTCTGTCAATCAATTCTCCATGAAGTCCCATTACAGGCTCTTCAGGTGTTTTAATTATAGGGTTGCCGTACAAATCTATAAACCCCTCCAAGTTAAACTCCATTGGAATAAAGATAGAATACAACCCTGTTGCTGTCTGACCGTTTCTGTTTCGCTTGTTTACGTTTGAACTGCGGTACAAATCTTCTCCCTCTTTTCCCCCTTTTGACCGAGCATTACAAGTAGAACCCATCATGCACTTTCCAATAATCTTGCTTAATCCTAATCTAAGGCAAGTCTTGGTTACGTTCCAATTGTTCTTTATGTTGTTAGGCTTTAACCACTTAAATGATTCATCGTGAATAAGTAGCTTTAACTTCTCTCCATCGTATGAGTTATCGTCTGTGCTTTTCCAATCAATTGTTGTATCTAAGCCTTCTAGCTCATCGTCCTCATCTCTTTCACGTATGCTTTTTCTAGTAAGCCTTGTTGAAGGAACTCTATATGATAATTCCGTTTTTGGTCTTTGCTCTCCAGATTGTATTGGTTTAAAGAAAAATGGGTAGTCAAGTGATATTGGTACTACTTTTCCTGTAAACATTCTCTTAGCATCATCTCCAGATTTAGAAAGAATACCGTACTTTGATTTCTTTGTTTGAGTAGCTAGGTTTACTATCTCTGCCGAAGCTATCTGAGAAAACCCACTACGTCTGTTTTTTAATAGCGTTATGCCGAAACATCTTGCATCGACCTTTGCTGCTTCCCAAAAGTAATATAGGGCTGTGTTAGCATATCTGTAATCTGGGTATCCTATATCAATGTTTGACCATTGCAGAAACATATAGTGACTTCCAGTAATATATGTATCTTTGCCGTTATTTTTAAACCAAAACCCCTCTCTTCTTCTTCTTATCTCTTCGTCAATGTAGTCTGCGTAAGTATCTTGAAAGTCGTCTGGGTACTCGTAATACTCTAAAACACTTTTTATTTTGCTAAGTTCTTTAGGCATTGGCATCCTTTCCCAATACTGCTTAGATGCTTCTCTGTGTCTTTTGTAAACATTCTTAGCTTCTGGTAACGCTATCTTAACTCCTTGTATTTCTACAATATCGCCTATCCTTCCGTTATGAGAAAGTACGATAATGTCAAACTCTGCGTTATAACCCCTTTTAAATATATTGTCTCTGTTACCCCTTACTAGCTTATCCTTCCGAATAGGCGTGATAACTTCCATTAAAGTATTCAATCTCCTACGTTAGCCATTCGTTCCGCAAACCCTTTTCTATTCTTCTTCTTTGGTTCGTCCTCTTTAACCTTTCCTTCAAGCATATCTTGTTCTTCGGAGATTCTATTCACAATGTCAAAAGCGTCTGTAATAACTAGCTTGTACATAGCTGCTGCGTTTTTTAATTTATCAGCACTTAAATCTTCTTCTTTATCTCCTGTAATAACTTTCTCTTTAGCAATGTCTAATAGATAGTCAATAGTATTCCACCCAACATCAATTATTTCTTGCTTTTTTTTATTTACATCCATTATATTGTGAATTGTATCGTTAACAACCACTATTAGAATTACACCAAATTCCGAACTTCTTAAAATTCCGCAAGTTCTGGTTGGTATGGTTTAAATTTATTATCTTCGTATTTAACACAAACGTCTCTCCAACTCATCTTGTACATTAACTTTCCGTCAACAACAAACTCGTACTCTGACGAAGGTAAAAACCCAATAGAACTACCTTTGACAACACCCATAGACTTTAACACCGAATTAGATACTTCAATAATTCCTTTTGTTGTCTTTTCGTTTTTTATGTCAAACTTCTCGTCGTTTTTAGCGGGTATGACAAAACAATATTCATCAAAGCCTTTCCACTCACCATCTTCTTTATACATATAGATTTGGTCAACGTAGCACCCATACCTATCCTCTGTTATAAAAGATGAACTATTTGCTTCGTTACCTCTTATGTCGTGCCACCTTCTAAATACGTTATGGTGTATTACTACTTCCATACCTTCTTTGATAGGTGTTTCAAACGCTGTCGGTGTAGCAAGAACTATTGCATTCCTACTGATGTATTTGTGATTATATATATCAGTATTAAGTATAAGGTCTTTCCCACCAACTTTGGCAGTATTACTGTACCTATCACTTTTAGGTGTTACTATAAACTTGTACAATGACTTCATTCGCTAATCTATAAAATCCTCAGTGGAGATAACTTTCGTCTTATAAAAGTCTTTCCAAAACTTTACAGTATCTCCTTTCTTTATGTATATATCAAACTTACCCGCTTCAACGTTATCGTCGATAAAGTGTATCGTATTATTGTCGTAAGCGGACTGCCCTACTGAAAAGCAGAAGCAGTCCTTATAATCAACACCTACGTATATTTTTCTAATTCTTCGCATCTTCCGATTTAGTTATCTCACCCGTCATGGTGTTAATACTAACGTCTCCATATTTGCTTTTAAGATCATCTCTAAAAGCACGAAGCCTACCCTCACCATCTTTGTGAGCCATAATAGCGTAATGTTTTCTTACTTCAATTTCTCCCACTTGTGAGATAATATTGTTTAGCGTACCTACATGAGTTTGGAGTTCTTTTAACTCTTCATCTGTAAGGTTTGTCGATTTCTTTGATGTTTTTACTGCTTTCATTTTATTATATTTAATTAATTATTATGTTTAGCTTAATTAGCCTTTAGATACTCTTTGGATAAATATTCCAAAATCGTAAAAAGATATGTTGTGGTCTCCATCGACTGTACTTATTGTTATTTTACACCCATTATCAACAAATGTATCAAATGCAAATAAAGAAATAGTCTTTGAAAATCCATGAATTTGTGTAGTACCTTTTGGAAACGTAACTGTTTCTGAAGCAATAATGTTAGGAGAACTATCGCCTATATCAAAAGATATAACAGCGTAAGCATTTGTTGAGCTACTTACTGCTTTGAAATCTAATCTACATAAGTAAGAGTCTCCAACACCGTCTGCAATTATTTTGTTGCTATTACCTCCGTCCCATAAATCAGTTACTCCAGTAGGTAGGTATTCTTTATTCGTAGCAGAACCTAACCCGTTAACTGGGAAATTTGCTTCAGCTTTGTTTATCACTAACGGAGAACCAGACGTGTACGTAGAATCAATATAAATAGCCCACCCACTAACAGAAGCTAATTCATCAATAGCTGTTTTAGTGTTTGTTGCCGTTAAAGACGATATTGTGTTATTGTACAATACGTCAGAAGCATCTGCCACCAACGTGTTAGTTCCTCCAGTAGAGAAGTTAATTGTTTTATTTGTGAGCGTTTGAGTTGCCGTTAATCCAACTAACTGCTCTTCTATTTCTGCTGGGTCATAAACAGCCGTAGCCATTTCACCTTGGTCTATCAATATCTGTCCCGAAAGATATGTGGTTAAATTCTCTATCTTATAATTCTTTGTAGTGCCATCGGTATCCGTTCCGAACAGCTTATCCGTAGATGCTATTGATGTGTCATTACCGTATGAGTTTGCTTTTGCCATTTTTATTTTTTGTTTAGTAAACTGGTTTATCTTCGTCGTCGTAATCGTCGTTCATTTTTTGTATGGCGGTCTGCATTGACTTATCCGTATAACTTTCGTTTTTATGGTAAGGTGTTCTCTTGGTAAAAGGTATTTGCTCTTCTCCTAACAGTATTCGACAAATTCTATTTACCATGTCATTAGTTTTTCTAGTAACTTTGTACACAGTTTTTTCTCCTTTAGATTTGTTATAGTGTCGGTAAACATCTATCCATCCATCTCTCTTTAGCCGTTGAAACCTCTTCCTATCCCAGGTCATGGATATACAACTGTCTTTAAACCCAGTGTTGTAAAACCTTTTCTTGCTATGCAAAGACATCATTAACTCTATCTCATAATACGTTAACCCATACATTGCAGCAGCCCATCTCTTGACTGTTCTAAAGTGCATGAATATCTTTGAATCACGTAAGTCTTCAGAAGTTAATCTCATAGAACGTATGCAATCGAATCAGACTTTAAGATATAGTTTCCATCACCATCTTCGCTTGCGGCTCGCTTATCGTATCGAACTTCATCTCCTTCCTTTAAGCCTTTCACCCCTTCTCCAAAAGTAACTACCTCTCCAATGACGTAACGCATCGTGTCATCTTGCGCTTCGGTTAAATCTAAATTACCGACTTTAGTAGTTGTTTGGCTTTTCTTCTTTATTACAACAAAATACCCTAATGCTTTCATATTATTCAGATTCTATTCTC